ACGATCATTACGCAAAATTTGAAGTGTTATCTGAGGATAATGCAATTTCCCTTGAACAAGCCATAGTTGACAAACTAGGAGAAAATGTTATAAAATGGGAACATATCGGAGCTAAAGTATTTGCTTCTGATAAATACAGAATAACCTATGAGGAGGTTATAGATGATACAAGACCTATACAAAGCAAAAAGGTCCTTGGAGTTGAAGTGGGAACAGGAGCATCTGTCTAACGATAGATATACTCTTGAGATGGTTAGAATTGACGACAAAGTCAAACAAATCATTACAGATATCAAGCTTGAAGAAGCTAGAATTGCTCACTTAAAGAACAGTATTGAAGGTTCTGCTCCTGAAGTTTCAGTAGCTACTTAATCAAAAGCTACATCGTTGGAAAAATTCCACTCCACACTGTAGGATCTCTTGCACTCCATTCAAAAGTACTATATAAATATTACACTATACATAAATTAATATTCTGCATGGACGCAGTATAGTCGACGGCCTAGAGACCATGTGGAATACAACTAGGAGAATAATCATGGCTAAAACACTATTTAGAGGACCAGTACTGCAAGGTAAATTTAACGAAGCAGGTTTAACTGGATTTAATCTAGAAAACAAAACAGCTAACTACACAGTTGCAAATGCAGATTCTGGTAAAACTTTTACATCATCAACTGATGGTGTTGTTTTTACTTTACCTGCAATTTCTATTGGAAGAGTATTTACTTTTGTAAATACAGGAACTGATGGAGCTAACACTTTAACTATTAGCCCAAATGCTAATGATGGTATTTTGTATGCTGGATCTTTAACAGATGATAAAGATGTTATTAATACAAAATCTACATCAAAAGTTGGTGACTTTGTAGTATGTGCATCTTTAAACTCAACAGCGCATTGGACGATTGTTGATGTACAAGGTGTATTTGCTAAAGAAGCATAATAAACAAACTCGGAGCGTCTGGTAATGCAGGCGCTCTTTAAAAGGAGGACAAAACATGGCAGATACAGTTTTAAACACTACAGTATTTGATGGAGCAAAAAAACTTATAACACACTATAACAATGTTTCTGATGGAACAGGAAGCACAACTAAGATAGTTGATGTTTCTGCTTTAACAACTAACAATGGTAAAGCTTGTACTAAAGTTAGACTTAATAAAGTTAGTTTCAATGTATCAATTACAGCACCAGCTGATGGTGTGAGATTACTTTGGGATGCAACTACAGATGTTGCTTTTCAAACATTGGCAGGAGAAATGGCTTTTGATTATTCAGACTTTGGTGGTCTTAAAAACACTAAAGCAAGTGGATATACAGGAGATGTTAACTTAACATTACCAGCTTGCACAAGTGGAGATACAGTTACAGTTGTTTGCGAGTGGATTAAAGTATACGACTAGGAGGTTAAATGGCTAACACTACCTCTGGAACTACAATTTTTGAAAAGGGTTTTTCTATTGCAGATATAGTAGAAGAATCTTATGAAAGAATTGGAATACAAGGTGTTTCAGGATATCAATTAAAAGGTGCAAGACGTTCTTTAAATATAATGTTTCAAGAATGGGGTAATAGAGGTTTGCATTATTGGGAAGTTGCAAACAACTCAATTACATTAGTTAATAATCAAGCAACATATACAATGTTTAGATCAACAGCTGATGGTACATCAGATGCAACAGCTGTTTATGGTGTTGATGATGTTTTAGAAGCAAGTTATAGAAACGCTTCTAGTGTAGATACACCTCTTAGTAAAATTAGCAGATCAACTTATCAAGCATTATCAAATAAAACTTCTACAGGTCAACCTACACAATATTTTGTACAAAGGTTTATTGATAAAATTACAGTTACTTTATATTTAACACCAGGAACTGATCAAGCTGGTAAATTTTTTAATTATTATTATGTAAAAAGAATTCAAGATGCAGGAGACTATACTAATGATGCAGATGTGCCTTATAGATTTGTACCTTGTATGACTGCAGGACTAGCATATTATTTAGCAGTTAAATATGCACCTGAAAAAATTCAAATGTTAAAAATGTTATACGAGGATGAATTAAATAGAGCATTAACTGAAGATGGATCTTCATCTAGTTCTTTTATTACTCCTAAAACTTATTATCCGGGAGTCTAATGGCAAAATTATCTAGAGGAAAATATGCGCAGGCAATATCTGATAGATCAGGCTTAGCATTTCCATATAAAGAAATGGTAACTGAATGGAATGGTAGTTTTGTTCACAACTCAGAATTTGAACCAAAGCAACCACAAATTCAACCAACAAGATTTACAGGTGATCCTCAAGGTTTAATGAATGCAAGACCTGCAAGAGTTGAACCTGCAACAGAAAATTTATTACCTGGAAATCCTTTAAGTTTAATTTCAGGTTCTTCTACTGTAACTGTTACAGAACCTGCTCATGGAAGAGCAACAAATGATACTGTTGTTTTTAGAAATGTAGATGGAAGCCCAGGAGGCCTGGCATATTCTTTATTTGAAAATAGTTCAGGATTTAGTATAACAGTTATTGATATAAATAGTTATAGTTTCAATTGTGGAAGTAATGCAACTGTAACAGAAAATTCAGGAGGAATGTTTGTAACTGCAGGTCCAGTTACTTTAACACCATAATGGCATATACTTTAGCAAACTTACAAGACGATGTTAGAAACTACACCGAAGTAGATAGTGCAGTTTTATCTAACACTATTTTAGATACAATAATTAAAAATGCAGAAAATAGAATTTACAGAGAAGCTGATTCAGATGATAATAGATTTTATGCAACATCAAACTTAGCAGCTGGAAGTAGATATGTAACTATACCATCTGATTTAAGATTTATTAGATATGTACAATTAACAGATTCTAATAGTAAACAAACTTTTTTAGAAAAAAGAGATACAAGTTTTATGGCAGAATATTATAATACTCCAAATACAGCTTCTGGAATACCTAAATATTACGCTAATTGGGATGCTAATTATTGGGTAGTAGCACCTACTCCAAATAGTACAAATTTAATAACTTTAGCCTATACAAAACAACCAGATAGTATTACAACAACTACTGGTGCAACTCCACCAAGTACTAATGGAACTTACACATCTAATAAATATCAAGATTTACTTTTATATGGATGCTTGGTAGAAGCATATGGATACTTGAAAGGTCCCGCAGATATGTTACAATACTACGAAGGATCTTTTAAAAGAGCTTTACAATCGTATGCGATCGAACAACAAGGTCGTAGACGCCGGGATGAATGGGAAGATGGTGCCATTCGAACTCCTCTTAAATCTGAATCACCATCTTAATTTAAGGAGATAAAAAATGGCAAACGTAGTACCTGATTCTTTTAAAACGGATCTCTTAAAAGCAAAGTTCAGCTTCGATACGTCGGGGAATAGTGGAACAGCTTTTAAACTTGCTTTGTATACAGACATTTCTGGTTTAAGCACTTCTACTACAGCATACACTACTACTAATGAAGTTTCTTCATCTGGTACAAGTTATACTGCTGGTGGAAATACTTTAACTAATAATGGTGTAGCGATCGCAAGTAATATTGGATATGTTGACTTTGCAGACTTAACTTTTAGTTCTGTAACTTTAACAGCAGTAGGAGCTTTGATTTATAAAAGTGCTAGTCCACATAATGCTGTATTAGTCTTAGACTTTGGTGGTTCAAAAACTGCAACTAACGGTGATTTCGTTATTCAGTTTCCAACTGCGTCTAGTTCTGCAGCTATTATTAGACTTGGCAACGCATAAAATTTTTTGGAGTAGTAAATGGCAGCTTTAATAGTTAACGATAGAGTTAAGGAAACAAGCACAACTACTGGAACAGGAACGTTTTCACTAGCCGGTGCAGAAACTGGTTTTGAAACTTTTGTTGCTGGTATTGGAACTGGTAAGAGAACTTATTACGCTATCTCACTCGATGGTTCAGCAGAGTTTGAGGTAGGTATAGGAACTGTTACAGATGCTTCACCTGATACTTTATCTAGAGACACAGTTATCTCATCATCTAATTCTGATAGTGCGGTAAATTTTTCTTCAGGTAGTAAAACAGTATTCTGTACTTTACCTGCGGCTAGAGCTATGTCTCCATCTATGACAGCAACAGATTATGTAGTAACACATGCATCAACTCTTTCTGAAGATCAAACAGTAGACTCTGGAGTTTTAGCAGGGCCAGTTACAGTAACAGGAACACAAACTATAACAGGAACGGTAGTAGTCGTATAATGAGTAAAATTGAAGTAGATCAAATAGACCCGCAATCAGGGACAACGTTAACTCTTGGAACTTCAGGAGACACGGTTGTTGTTCCGTCAGGTGTATCACTTGCACCAGGTGGAGGATTAACTCTTACAGGAAACTTTGTCGTTGACGGTGGCACAATCAAATTAGATGGTAATTATCCTACTGGAACAGATAACGTAGCTTTAGGAGATACTGCTTTAGATAGTGTTGAAGCTGGTGGAACTGAAAATACAGCAATTGGTAGTAAAGCTGGAACTGCAATTACAACAGGAGACGCCAACACAGCAGTTGGTACTTGTGCTTTGCTTGCTAACACAACAGGAATAAGAAACACAGCACTTGGTCATAGAGCATTAGATGCAAACACAGATGGTAATTGTAATACAGCAGTAGGTATGACTTCTTTAAGTGCAAATATTGGAGGCGATCAAAACGTAGCAGTTGGTGTATCAGCTTTAGCTCTTAACACAACAGCTAGTAATAATACAGCTGTAGGTTTTGAAGCACTATGTAAAAACACAACAGGTTCTAGTCTTACAGCAGTAGGTTCTTTTGCTTTAGATGCAAATACAACAGGTGCTAGTAATACTGCAATAGGGTCTGGTGCTTTAACTAAAAATACTACAGGTGATTTTAACATAGCAGTTGGTAGTAATGCTTTATGTACCAATGTTACATCTGATAGTAATACAGCAGTAGGTTATTTTGCTTTAAAAGTAAATACAGCTGCAAACAATACAGCAGTAGGTAAAGATGCTTTAGTAGCTAACACAACAGGTGCATCTAGTGTAGCAATAGGTTGTGGTGCTTTAGCTGCTAATACAACAGCAAATAACAATGTAGCAATAGGTATGTGTGCTATGCTTGCAACTACTACAGGAGCAAATAACACAGCAGTAGGATTTTCAGCACTTGATACTAACACAACAGGTTGTGAAAATGTTGCAGTTGGTAGAGATACTATGTTTTCAGGTACAACAGCTTGTAGAAGTGTAGCTTTAGGTTACAGAGCATTAAAATCTGTTACGACAAGTTCTGATAATGTAGGAGTTGGTTATCATGCTTTGTGTACTAACACAACAGGTGCTCAAAACACATCAGTTGGTACTGCTTCTTCAGATGCTAACACAACAGGTGCAGAAAATACAGCAATGGGAGCATGTGCTTTAGGTGCTAATACAACAGCATGTTATAATACAGCTATTGGTAAATCTAATATGGCTTCAAACACAACAGGTGCAAATAATACAGCAGTTGGTAAAGATGCAATGCTTTCTAATACAACAGGCGCACAAAATACAGCAATGGGAGTTTCAGCTTTACAAGCAAACACAAGTGCTAATGATAATGTAGCAGTGGGTATAAGTTCTTTACAAAATAATACAACAGGAACTCAAAACACAGGTGTTGGTGCAAATGCTTTACTTGATAATACAACAGCTTCTTGTAATACAGCAGTTGGTTGGGAAGCTGCTTCTTCAGTAACAACAGGCACAGACAATGTTGTAATTGGAAGATGTGGTACTCCAAATTTAACTACAGGTGCTGGTAATATAACTATTGGAGATGCTGGAAATGTAAGCACAAGATTATTTAATATTGTAGGTGAAAATAATAGATTTATCGCTGGACACAATAATATTTCAAATGCTTATGTAAAAGTTGCTTGGACAGTTACTTCTGATTTAAGAGATAAAACAAATTTTGGTACAGTTCCACATGGTTTAGATTTTGTTAATCAATTAAAACCTGTTTCATTTCAATTTAGAAAATCAAGAGAAAATGACACTCCACATGGTCCTATGCATTATGGATTTAAGGCTCAAGATATATTATCTTTAGAAGGTTCTGATAATGTTATTATTGATAACGAACAACCAGAACATTTAAAATACAAAGGTGAACATTTAGTACCAGTATTAGTTAATGCAATTAAAGAATTAAAAGCTAGAATAGAGGTATTAGAAAATGAGTAGTATTATAAAAGTAGATACAATCCAGGACCAAGCAGGTAATAATATTATCAACGAATCAAGTGATACTATTACTATCGGTGCGTCTGGTGATACTGTTAATGTAGTTGGAACACTTCAAAACAATGGTTCAGGGGTAGGTATAACCTCTAAAGAAGGTGGAACAAATTTTACAAACAGTTTATTAGTAGGTACTTCTTCAACAGGCACTTTAGATGCTGCAATTTGTAATACTGGAGTTGGAGTAGGAGTATTTGGAGCATTAACATCTGGAGATTTTAATACAGCGGTAGGAACAAATGCATTACTTGCTAATACTTCAGCTAGTGCAAATACAGCAATAGGTAGGTCATCATTGTGTAGTAACACTACAGGAGACTGTAATACTGGTTTAGGAATGAATGCACTACTTGGAAATACAGAGGGTTTTGGAAACGTAGCAGTTGGCAGAAGCTCTATGGTAGCTAACACAACAGGAGATAACAATGTTGCAGTTGGACAAAATGCTTTAGTTTCTAACACAACAGCAGATAATAACACAGCTGTAGGTACTTGTGCTTTAAATGCTAACACAACAGGAACAGAAAATGTTTCAGTCGGTAAGTGTGCTTTAGCAGCTAATACAACAGCTAGTTATAATACAGCAGTTGGTTTTGAATCTTTACATGACAATACAACAGGTGCAGATAATACTGCATTTGGTGATAGTGCTTTACATAAAAACACAACAGGAACTTGTAATGTTTCTGTAGGTGCTTACTCATTACTAACCAATACAACAGGAACAAAAAATACAGCTATTGGAAGAAGTGCTTTACAAGCAAACACAACAGGAGATGATAATACCGCAGTAGGTTGTGGTGCTTTAGCTGCTAACACTACAGCAGATGGTAATAATGCTTTAGGATACAAAGCATTATGTAGTAACACAACAGGAGCAAATAACGTAGCAGTAGGTACAGATGCTTTATGTTTAAATACAACTGGAGAATTAAATGTAGCAGTAGGTAAAAGTGCTATGGAAAGTAATACAACAGCTGGTGCTAATGTTGCAGTAGGTGTTTATGCTATGCGTTGTAATACAACAGGTGGTGATAACGTAGCTATAGGTTATGCTTCTATGTATAAAAATGAAGGTGCTGGAGTTAAAAATACTGCTGTAGGTTGTGTGTCTTTATGTTCTAATACAACTGGTGATAATAACGTAGCAATAGGAACTTTAGCTTTAAAAGCAAACACAACAGCTTCAAGCAATACAGCAGTAGGTGCTCAAGCTATGGAATCAAACACAACAGGAGCTGATAATACTGCAGTTGGTGTTGTAGCTTTAGATTCTAACACAACAGGAGCTTCTAATGTAGCAATAGGAATTAAAGCATTGTGTTCTCAGACAACAGCTAATTATAATACAGCCATTGGAACCGAAGCTTTAAAAACTCAAACAACAGGTATTAGTAACACAGCAGTTGGTTACTTTTCTTTATCATCTTCAACAACAGGTGCTTGTAATAATGTACTGGGGGTACAAGCTGGAGATAGTATAACGACAGGTGTTTGTAATACTATGATAGGTTCTTTTACTGGTAATGATCTTACAACAGGATCTTGTAATACCTTAATTGGTCACAATACTCAATCAAGTGATAATAATGGTGTTCGTAGAATTGGTATAGGAATATCTGTAGGTGTAACTGCAAATGATCAATTTGCATTTGGTTCAGGTAATACAGATAAAGTATTTAATCAATTTGCAACAAATGCTTCTTTTACAAGAGCATCAGATGAAAGAATTAAAAAAGATATAAAAACAAATGAAGATTTAGGTTTAAATTTTATTAATGATTTAAGAACAGTTACATATAAAAGAAGAGCACCTTCAGAATTACCAGAAACTTTTAAAGATTATAATCCCAATGTAACAGAACCAAAACATAAAAAAAAACTATATGGTATGATCGCACAAGAAGTTAAAGCAGCTTTAGATAAAAATAACATTACTGATTTTGGTGGATGGGTTGATGATGATGGTATGCAAGCGATTTCACAAGAAATGTTTGTTTATCCATTAATTAAAGCAGTACAAGAATTATCAGAAGAAAATAAAGACTTGAAATCTAGAATAGAAGCGTTAGAAAGTAATTAATAAATCGAAAGGAATACAAATGCTTAATACGTACGTCGTAGAAGGTGGTGTTGGTAAATGTACCGCATTCA